TTGAATTTGCACCTACCCCAGACGGAAGTTATACAGTACAATTAACCTACTACGGAAAGATAGATGCGTTAAGCGATTCTAATACGAGTAACTTTTTATCCACAGGATATCCAGATGCTTACCTTTATGGATCATTAAAACACGCTTCTATCTATTTAATGGAAGATGAACGAGTGCCATTATTTACAGCACAGTTCGAGAAAGCTCTAGAAGAAATGAGACTAGAGCAAGAAAAAGCTGAGTTCTCTAAAGGTTCTTTAATGCAAAGAAGAAGAACTTACGGAAAACGCAGTAAAGATATTTATTATTTTGGTAATAACTAGGAGTATAAAAAATGGCTGGATTTAGTGATTATTTAGAAGACAAGGTACTTGACCATGTATTTGGTGGCACAAACTACACTGCACCTGTAACACATTATGTTGCATTGTATACAGTAGCACCCACTGATACTGGTGGCGGTACTGAAGTTAGCGGTGGAGCTTATGCAAGACAAACCTCTACTTTTAATGTCTCAGGCACATCCCCTACAACAGCGACAAACGCAGCAGCAGTTGAATACCCAACAGCTACAGCCGATTACGGAACTGTAGTTGCAGTAGGTATCATGGATGCATTAACTGGCGGCAACTTACTTGCCTATGCAAACTTAGATACATCTAAGCCTGTAACAAGCGGTGATGTATTCAGATTTGATGCTGGTGATTTAGACATCACATTAGCTTAATACCATGGCCTCAGTAGGCTTTGGCTATGGCGGTTACGGGAAGTCTCATTACGGACAACCTGTTTTTCAATTTGGCGTAGCTACATCCGCTCAAACATCATCTATGTCTGCTGTCGGCAGACAAATAGATCGTGGTGTTGCAACCATTGCACAGACATCTGGAATGTCTGCAATTGGTACTCAAGTAGATCGTGGATCTGCAACTTTAGCACAAACCAGCAGTATGACTGCTGTTGGTACACAGGTTGATTTAGGATCAGCAACTATAGCTCAAACTTCTGGCATGAGTGCTGTAGGCACTCAAATAGATAGAGGCTCTGCAACCATTGCACAAACCTCATCTATGACAGGTGCAGGTCGATATACTATATCTGCATCTTCTACAATTTCAGCATTATCAGATATGTCTGCAATCGGTAGACAAATTGATAGAGGCTCATCAACCATCTCACAAACAAGTGGATTTTCGTCAGGTGGTGGTCTAAAATGGGAGGTAATACAGAATCCTGATACTACCTGGACTCAATTAACAAAAGAACAAGCGGCATAATAATATGGCAGATACATTTACAACAAACTTAAATTTAACCAAGCCTGAGGTTGGAGCAAGTACCGATACATGGGGCGGAAAATTAAACACCGACCTTGATACTTTGGATGGTATTTTTGCTGATGCAGGTAACGGAACAAGTGTGGGCCTTAATGTTGGGTCTGGTAAAACTTTAACAGTTGCAGGAACTCTAGCATCTAGTGGAACTTTAAACTCTACTGGAACTTTATCGATTGGCGGAGTTACAATTACTGCAACAGGAACAGAATTGAATTATACTGACGGAGTAACCTCTAGTATACAAACCCAGCTTGATACAAAAGCTACAACAGGAAAAGCTATAGCAATGGCTTTAGTTTTCGGATAAAATTAGGACAATATTATGGCAAATCCAAATTTAGTAAATGTAACTTCAATATACGCTAACAGCGTAAATGGAGCTTTAACAACAACTCTCACAACTGACTTATTAACTTGTGCAACTGACAAAGTTATTAAAATTAATAGCATTGTTATTGCAAACATTGATGGCACTAACGCTGCTGATGTAACAATGGGAATTATTAAAAGTGGTGGTTCAGTGGTTTTATTTGCTTCTACTATCTCTGTTCCAGCAGATGCTACTTTGGTTCTTATTGATAAGAACTCAAGCATCTACCTTGAAGAAGGAGATGTATTAGAAGGTGGTGCAAGTGCTACTGGTGATTTAACTTATACCATTAGTTACGAAGAACTAGATGATGCTTAAGGAGTACAAATATGGCTCACTTTGCAGAACTTAATAACAGCAACGAAGTATTACGAGTAGTAGTAATATCCAACGATGATGTAGACTCTAATGGAGGAGAATTATCCTCTGAAGCAGAAACATTTGTAGCATCTATCGTTCCACATTCAGAAGATGGTACTGCTTGGAAACAAACTTCATACAACAACAATTTTAGAAAACAATATGCAGGTATAGGTCATACCTATGATGCAAGTAAAAATAAATTTATCTTGCCACAACCTTACCCATCTTGGTCATTAGATTCTAACGATGACTGGGAAGCACCAGTTACCTATCCAACAGTTACAGAAATAGATTCAGAATTAGTCCTAATCAATTGGGATGAAGATAATCAAAAATGGCTAGGAGAAACCCACACTGGTGATCCAATAGTTACAACTAATTACGAATGGGATGCTACTAATCTGCAATGGAATGAGATCTAACCATGGCTAATTCTAATGGCGGAATAGTAGGTGTCGATAATCCAGCAGTCGTTCAACCCGAAGTTATCACAACATTTAATTCTAGTGGCACTCTAACAACTACTCCTTATACAACTGCTGTTGAATACTTAGTTGTTGCAGGTGGCGGTGGGGGCGGTTCTTATTATTACGCGGGTGGTGGAGGAGCAGGTGGCTTTAGAACAGCTACAGGTAATCCAGTTTCGGGTAACTCCCCATATCCTGTAACAGTTGGTGGTGGCGGTGCAGGAGGTTCTTCTCCTGGAGGTCCATCTGTCCCTGGCGTTGGTACTAAAGGCTCAAATTCAGTTTTAGGCACGCCATCTCCCATTACTTCAGAAGGTGGTGGTTTTGGTAATTCAGGAGGCTCACCTGGTGACAATTCAGGTGACGGAGGTCCGGGTGGCTCAGGCGGAGGAACAGGTGGAAGTGCAAGTATTCGTCCATCATATCCAGCTTCAGCAGGAACAGGTGCTTCAGGTCAAGGTAATCCAGGCGGTACTACTAACTTCACATACCCTCAATATGCTAGTGGAGCAGGTGGTGGCGGTGCTAGTGCAGCAGGTAGCAATGGTAATGTTACTGGACCTGCCCCAACAGTTCCTCAACCAGTTGCTGCACCTCAAACAGGCGGTGGAGCAGGTGGTGCTGGTTCACCCTCAACAATTACAGGTTCAAATGTAACTTATGCTGGCGGCGGTGGCGGTGGCGGTTGGGGATTGTCTATTGGAGGAAGCGGTGGCTCTGGTGGCGGTGGCGGAGGCGGTAGTGGACTTTCAGGTCAAGTTGGACCAGCAGTACCAGGCACAGCTAACACTGGCGGAGGTGGTGGAGGTGGTAGTCATGCTGGAGTAAGTCCACCCGGAGCAGGTGGTTCAGGTGGCTCTGGTGTTGTTATCGTTAAAGAACCACAAGGCGAATATGTTGGCTCAGGAATATGGGATATGAATTCAGTATACGATGCTGTTAAACAAGGAAATTGGAGTAACTAATGCCTAGATTAGTCGGAGCAGTACAAGCAACAACAGCAGGAACTCAAGCTCAACAAATTACTACATTTAATTCTTCAGGAACATTTGCTGCTCAACCTAAAACAACTAATGCTTGGGTATTAGTTTTAGCTGGCGGTGGCGGTGGCGCTGCTGTAGGTGCTACAGGTGGCGGTGCAGGTGGGCATTTAGAAGTTCCTTCTCATCCTTTACCTTCAAGCCCTGTACCAGTAACAGTTGGTGGTGGTGGAGCAGCAGGAAATTTTGACCCTCAAGGTGGAATTGAACCAGTAACTAAAGGACAACCAGGCAATAACTCAGTTTTTGGAGCAGCAGCACCTCTTACAGCTATAGGTGGTGGCGGAGGAGTTAGAGGTATTTCAGGCACGCCTAAAGCAGGTGATAATGGAGGCTCAGGCGGTGGTGGATATCGTGGTGGTGCAGGTGGTGCAGGAACACCTGGACAAGGCAACCCTGGTTCAACTGCAACTCCTGGTGCAGTTTTGCAAGGTGGTGGCGGTGGAGCAGGTGCAGCAGGTGAAAGTAGAACAGCACCACAACCAACATCAGTCCAATATTCAGGAGCAGACGGAGGGGCAGGTAAAGCATCCTCAATCAGTGGCACATCTGTAACAAGAGCAGGTGGCGGTGGTGGTGGTTCAGTTGGAGATGTTCCAAGCGTACCTTTTACAGATGGAGCAGGTGGTACAGGCGGCGGTGGTTCTGGTGGCAAATATCCTGTAAGCAATCCTGTGGGGCCGTATTTTGGAAATGGCGGTACAAATCTTGGTGGAGGTGGTGGTGGTAATACTACTTGGGTAGGAGGGGCAGCCAATCAAGCAGGAATAGGTGGCTCAGGAACAGTAATTATCAACGAGCCTCAAGTCGATTTTGTAGAAGGAACATCAAGTTGTTGGGATTTAAGATCAGTATACAGAGCAGTCAAAGCTGGTAACTGGACAAACTAACCAACCTTTATTTTAAACCACATCTAAACTATACTGATCTCTTAAGAGAGAGAAGATGAATCTAAAATACTATTACTGGTACTTTCAATCAGCCATACCTGAAAGAATATGTGATGACATAGTTCGTTATGGTCAAGAGCAAGAAAAAGAAACCGCCATTACAGGTAGTGCTAGTAAAGACAACTTAACCAAGTTAGAACTTAAAAACATTCAAAAGAAACGCAAGTCTGATGTTGTTTGGATGTCAGATAGATGGATATACAAAGAAATACAACCTTACATCCATCAAGCAAATGCAAACGCTGGGTGGAATTTTGAATGGGATTTTAGCGAGTCTTGTCAGTTTACCGAATATAAAAAAGGTCAGTTTTACGATTGGCACTGTGATTCATACGAAGAACCTTATAACAATCCTAAAAATCAAAATGTGCATGGTAAGTTAAGAAAACTCAGCATGACTGTATCGCTTACTGATCCTGATGAATATGAAGGTGGTGATTTAGAGTTTGATTTTAGAAATACAGACGAAGGCTCTCAGCCAAGAGTATGTGAAGAAATTAGAAAAAAAGGTAGCGTGATTATCTTTCCATCTTTTGTTTGGCATAGAGTCAAACCAGTAACCAAAGGAATACGACACTCCTTAGTGTGTTGGAATTTAGGATATCCATTCAGATGAGCTTTAAGAAAAATAAATACCAAGTTATTAAAGGTGCTATATCAACAGAGTTAGCAGATTTTTGTTATCAATACTTTTTAAATAAAAAAGCAGTAGCAAGACATTTGTTTGATGAAAAATATATCTCACAATTTACTGAATACTTTGGAGTTTGGAACGATCAACAAATACCTGAAACTTATTCACATTACTCAGATATCGTTATGGAAACTTTATTGCAAAAAGTTAAACCTATTATGGAAAAAGAATCAGGCGTAAAGCTAACTGAAACTTATTCATATGCAAGAATCTATAAAAAAGGTGATGAGTTAAAAAGACATAAAGATAGATACTCTTGCGAAATATCTACCACCATGAATTTAGGTGGTGATGATTGGCCTATATTCCTAGAACCATCAGGTGAAGAAGGCAAAAAAGGCATAGAAGTAAATTTAAAACCAGGTGATATGCTGATGTATCGTGGTTGTGAATTAGAGCATTGGCGTGAGCCATTTAAAGGTAAAGATTGTGGACAAGTGTTTTTACACTACAACGATGCTAGTGGCAAAGATGCCGAAAGCAATAAATATGATGGTAGACCGATGATTGGATTACCTGCTTACTTTAAAACATAAATTATATATAATGTCTAAATGGCATTATTCCCAATAACACCCCCTGCTGGAATCGTAACCAATGGCACAGACTACGCCAATAAAGGGCGTTGGGTCGATGGTGATTTGGTGCGTTTTGAAAATGGTTATCTAAAACCTATTGGCGGGTGGGAAAAACTCAAAGCAACAGGATTAGACGGAGCTATCATAGGTCTTTATGGTTATAAAGATAATGCTGGTAACAATGTTCTAGGAGTTGGTACAAGAGAAAAAGTATATGTCTTGTATGACAATACTTGGACAGACATCACACCAGTAGGCTTTGTTAATGATGCTAGTGATGATCCATTAGGCTTTGGTGCATATCATTATGGTGAAGAAGACTATGGTGATGCCAGAAGTCAATCAGGTTTAGTTCTACAAGCTGGTTATTTTTCTTTTGACAACTGGGGTGAAGATCTAGTCTTTACTTTTTCTAAAGATGGCAAAATCTACAAATGGCAACCAGACTCTTCAGGTAGCTCACCTGATACCATTGCAACAGTTGTAACCAACGCACCTACAGGCAATCTATCAACCTTAGTCACCAATGAAAGACATTTAGTGGCTATAGGCTCGTCAGATGACCCTAGAAAGGTTGCTTGGTCAAACAGGGAAGATCGTAACAACTGGACATCGAAGGCCACAAACACAGCAGGAGACTTACAAATACCTACAGGTGGAAGAGCCTTGTTTGGTGTTAAATACAGATCTGATGTTATTATTTTTAGTGATACTGGTATTAACAGAATGTTTTATGCTGGATCACCTTTTGTTTATGGTATAGCCGATGCAGGTACTAACTGTAAATCAATCAGCCCAAGAACAGTTGTATCTACAGGTAACTTCCTTGCATGGATGGGTGAAAACGCTTTTTATATTTATGATGGTAGTGTTAGAGAATTACCTTGCGAAGTGCATGATTATGTTTTTGATAGTATTAATGTGCCGGGCAGGGGCGCGTGTTGGGGTGGACACAACTCTAACTTTAATGAAATATGGTGGGGATTCCCAAGCGGTGACTCACAATACACTTCTAACAAATATGTAATATGGAATTACAACTCTAATGTTTGGTCTATTGGTTCTATGGACAGAGGTTTTTGGATTGACCAGGGAGCATTTACTTATCCGATAGCTGGTGACTCTCAAGGCTTTGTTTATGAACATGAATCAACCACATTAGATAATTCACCTAACCTAAACTCACAAGTACCATTTTGCGAAACAGGGCCTATACAAATAGGCAATGGTGATAACTATGTGCAATGCAATCAAATATTACCAGACGAAGAGGCTAACTCTTTACCTGGCGTTACCCTCAGTTTCAAAGGTCGATTTACTCCATTAGGCCCAGTTACGGACTTTGGATCATTTACTTTTGAAAATGATGGTTATACGGATGCTAGATTTACTGCACGACAAGTACAAATGACAGTCACAGGCAGTACCACACAAGACTTCCAAGTGGGTAATATACGCTTAGATGTTAAACAAAGAGGTAGAAGATAATGGATCTATCCTCACAAAGACAGTACATACAAAGGGCGGAGAATATTCATATGAACATTACTTTGGCTAACACTGATTACACTGTTTATACATCACCTTCTGGTGATGATTTTACTTTTTCTATTATTCAATCATTT